CCCATGTTCCGCTTCAAGTCACTCAGCCCCGTGTTATACTCCGGGTTGCGGATGCGGGCGATAGCATACTTGGCCCCCAAATGCTTGGCAGTCAGGCAGCACACCATATTGATCTCGTCCGAGTTGGTGGCGGCCACCAGCAGATCTGCGTCCGGCGCCCCCGCCTCGATCAGGGTGGCGGCGGAGATCCCGTTTCCCTTCACGCTCATAATATCCAGGGCGTCCGCGGCCCGGCGGAGGGTGTCCTCCCGCAGATCCACAATGACAACGTCATACTTTTCCCGGACCAGCTGTTCCGCCAGGGAAAAACCGACCTTGCCGTTTCCTACGATCACGATTTTCAAGGCAAGCGACCTCTCTTCATTTCTCTTATCCTTCGCCGGACCGTCCGCCGGTCAGATGGTCCACTGGCTGTGGATCAGACCCACCAGCCGCCATTGTCCCTCCAGAGGGGTAAACACCAGCTTGAGGGAACACCAGTCCAGCCCCCCGAAGTCCGGGTCCAGCTCCGGATAGCACAGGTCCACAAAGCGGCAGTCCGGATAGGCCTGGGCCACGTTCTCCAGAGCGTTCCCGCTGAGCACCACCTGGTCCACCCCCACCTTGGGGGCCTGGGTATAGTCCACAGCAAAGATATACTGCCGCACAAATTCTTCCATCGTCAAAAGGATGGGACTGCCCCGGCCGTCCTCATATCCCCACAGATACTGCCTGGGGTTCTCGGTCAGGCTGCGGATCTCGTCAGCGGTAAAGTTCCGGTCAGCGCTCAGGTCCACGGTGGAGCAGGCGGTAAAGGTCAGCCCCCGCTCCGGGTGGACCAGATCTCCCAGGGTCCCATAATCCTCTGCCTTCAGCGCCTCCGCCGCGCGGGCCGCGGCCCGCAGCAGGCCGCTGGTGGACGCCTCTGAAGTGGACGCAGGCTCCTCCCCCGCGCGGCTGGCGGTCAGCGGAGCCGCATCCATCTTAGGCGACACTGTGTGGATGGGAAACAGACACAGCAGTCCCAAAATAAAGCCAAACAAAAAAAGAAGCAGGGGAAACACGGCTCGGCGCACGTCAGAGATC